AGCCTTCATCTGCATATATGTAATTTGGCTTCCATTTATAATTAAGCTTAATTAGCTCTTGAATCCAACGCTTTGCAGAGAATTCAGTAGAGCTAATATTTAATGCATCTAAGGCTAACCAAATACCAGCTTCAGGTAAATATCCAGAGACAAAGAATTCAGTGCCGGCATTTTTATTCCAGTCAATACCTATAGCTACTATAGCGTTGTTATAGCCCTTTATATTTAGCTTATGGTAAAGACTAGTAGCATTTAATGTATCCTCATAGCTATAATCTAGCCTAGCATCCTGAACCCATGAGGTTTTAAATACACCATCTATCTCATCTAAAAATACCGCCATATATTCTGCCATAAAGGATTCCTGAGTAGACTCTCTTAGTACCTCCTCCTTTATTTGCTCCCAGTGTGGAATTACAGAGGATGGATGATAATCCTCCTTGAAATCTGGACGCTCTAAGCACCATTCGTAAAATTTAGATTTTTTACCAATTGGTGTTGAGGTTGCTATTAGCATGGTATCTGGAGTAGTTGCTAAAATTGGATTAATTACCTTGTCCAGAACCTCCTTTGGAATCATATCCATTTCATCTAGATAAATAATATCCGCCGAAAAACCACGCATAGTACCACCGCCAGAACCATCCTGACGCATACCAATACCTGAAACAAAGCCATTTATACTAGCACCATTTGCTAGCTCCATCTTAAAGGATGGAGATTTAATATATAGATTGTCTCCAGTACCAGAGGTAACCTCCTCCTTTAGCTCAAAGTTTCTTTTAACTAGCTTTTCCATTTCTTCAAAGATATTTATCAGCTGTGCTTGGTATGGTGTTACAATCATTATTGTAGGTCCCATCTCTACACTATTACCCTTAAGATCTCTACCCTTTACTACCTTTAAATTAAATGCATAATACAATAGCTTTAATGATATACAGAATGTCTTTCCTGAACGACGTCCCTCTCTAATAGCAATACGCTTTGAGCTACATCTTAGCTGCTCCTTTTGATAGTTTCTTATCAGCCATTTACTATCCTTATCATCAAAGCCAAACATTAGCTCTGCCCAAGCCACTGGATCTATAGTTGCTAATAGAATCTTTTTAGCCTGCTCTATAGAGATATTAGATTCCTTAGATATGTTTTCTATAATATCCTTTGATTTCATAGGTAGACCATTAGGAATATATTTACAGGGTATTATAAAGCTTTTTTGATCTGGATATTTTTCTATTTGACGTATTTGACAGCTAATACAGGTTTTATGTACATCTGTTTTAATATTGTAATTCTCCTTATAATATTCAATTAATTCCGGCGTAATTTCCTTGTTAGGTACATGATGCTTTATTCCATATTCATTTATTTGATAAAGACTTTCTGTTTGAGGCTTCATTTAGATCCTTCGATATGAGTTAAAATAATCCCTATCAAGATATAATAATTTTGCTTCGTTGCCAAGAGCAGATCTAGCATTTAAGTGAGATTTACTCATTGCATCAAATGCTCTTTGTCTCATGGTACTTGCGTATTGAGTAAACATTGTTTCTGAGTTATTTGCGAAATCTAGACCTCTTCTTTTTCTTCGTTCCTTAAAGCCTGTCTTTAATATAGAGGTAGTTGTGTTTGCGATCTCCATTGCACCTGCAACAGCAATACCCACACCAGCCATTGTTAAAAAGCCACTACCAGAAAGAGCACCGATGTTAGCACCAATACCTGCACCAATTGCAGCTCCTACAAAGCCGGTAACAGTACTATCCTCCTTAAAGCCTAGATACTTATTACCTACAATTTTACCTACCTGTTCACCTAAGCCAATACCTAGCTGAGCACCTAGATAGCCACCAAGTATTGGAGCAATTCTACCTAATATCATTTGACCACTAAATAAGCTATTAGTATAGCCTGCTGACATATTACCTTTAACACCTAATATTGCATTATGCACAGCTAAGGTACCATCGCTACCCTTTATTAAATTTGTAGCTCTTTTTAAGCCAGCAGAGTTAGCTGCAAATTCAGCAAATACAAAATCTCTTAATGCATTATCTCCACCTTGAGTTATAGAATCATAACCAAAATAACCAGTAAGGCCTAATGAGAGTACTATGCTTAGCTTACTACCTTGAATCAAGCCATGGCTATTTGTATTTCTAAGACTACTATGTGCATTTATAGCACCCTTTACAGCCGGACTATGCCCTGTTTTGCTTATATCTGTTAGAAGATCTCCAGTACCAGAATTTAATAAATTCTTACCAAGCACAGTATATTGTCTAGGATTAGCACCCTGATTATATAGCATATGTCCTGCTGGAGCAGTGTTATTTTGGAGCATTAACGGATCTCCACCAGCTATACCTGATAGAGAGTTAACAAAGAATGAGCTAACACCTGCTCTTGCTGCTTGAGATTTATACATTACTGCGGCCAATGCTGTTGGCGCAGCGGTCATAGCTGCGGTTTCTCCTAATGTTAAATCCTTAAGACCTAGCATCTCTCTTAAATTAACTAGCATTTTTACATCCTTTGATATCTAGAGCCAGACATTTCCATGCTCTCTTGTAGCGTTACCTGAGTTAAATAAGCAATATCATCCTTACGCTTTTTTATTTTACCTGGATTTGCACCATAGTATTGCATCATATGCACATCATTGAATGCTCTCTTTTGCCTATCACCCCTCATAGATGAATTTGCTAAATGACTATCCAGCTCCTTAAGATTTGCATGATTAAATTTCTCATAGCTTACCTTTGAATTTCTAGTCTTCATTAAATTAAGCAAATCTCTTTTAACCTCAGAATCAAAGCCTTTGTAGCTGTTAGGGTTTGAATTACCACTAAAGTTAGTCAGCTGTGTATATTCGTTGCTGACATAATCATCATCTAACGCATTGAAGAAATCATCCCCCTTTTTGAATTTTTGATCCGACATTTTTTTCTTTAATAAAAGCATTTGCTCCTTAGCATAAGCATCATATTGACCTCTAGATTGTGCACCCTCCATTATAGAAACCAAGCTCATTAGATTTGCATTTTTTGCTACCTTCTCATAATTAGCTAAGGTATTAAAGGTAACGGATTCTCCTGTTTGATTTTTAAAATCAGCATATGCTTTAAAATATCCAGTAGAATAAATTCCTTTATTACCCTGACTAGCCTGCATAGCTGCCTTACCAAAGGCTTCATCATCCCAAAGCTGCTCTCCAGATTTAGAGCGATATGGCAAATGTGCAACTGTACCACTTCGAATCATTTCTAAATTAACATTTTGCCCATCTACATATAGCAAGCCAACCTGACGACCGTATGTAGATTCTCTTGGATCTACATACATCTTTATATCCTTACCCTTACTGATTATATCCTTCAATATGTTTTTAGCTGCTTCTGCATATGGTTGAGCAGCTCTTGTATCGTGAGCTGTTTCCGGAGCATCTATACCTGCTAAACGGAATGAGAATTTAGGTCTGCTACCCATGAAGCTTTCTAAATCAGTACCCAAGCCCTCTCTTCTTACAGTAAGAGTATCAGCATCCTCTGCAGATAGCTGATAGCCATTAGATAGATCTATCTCCATGAAATTAGAGGATTTTATAAAGGGTACCTTTTCTTGATCTACAGGAATCATATCACTAAAGAATTCCTTAGCTTGTGGATCATAATTAACTATCCCAGAGCCAGATAAATTATGCATATACTTTTTTAATAAAAGGTTAATATCACCCTCATTACTGAAATTGCTTTTAGTAAAGGCCTTAGATAGGAATCTTTGTCTAGCATTCATTAGGCTTAAATTATTTAATGTATCTGCGCTATATTCTGGACCCTGATACGGAGAACCAAAATCCGTATTCATTTTACGAAGCATGCCAGCTAAACCACTTTCCTGCATACCTTCAATATTAGCTTTTTCTGATAAGGCACGTATAAATGCATTATCTGATCCGAAGAACTGAGATTGCTTTTTAAACCAGGTATCATAATCAGGTACTAGCACTGAGGTTGCTCCAGTACCCTCTACATAATCATTAACAGAATCAGCTGCATGAATAGCTGCAGCACCTAATGCATACATACCAAAATGCTTAAGACTCATAGCTGAAAATGCTTTACCTAAAATAGTTTCATCAGCTAAATTCTTTTTAAATGCCTGCATAGTATCATTAACTATCTTAGATGCAGCATCAGGATCTGCTTGAGCTAATTTATAATTTACTAGATTACTAAAGCTACCTAGCTTTTGATATTTAGTAGTAGTGCTTAAATCTGCTAGATTTTCTACCTTAGCTCTAACACCGCCAAATTCATAGCCCTGTAAAAAGAGATTAGTCTTAGCAATCATGCTAGATATATTCATCTTCTTAGCCATAGCCTCCATACCCTTTATCTGTCCATGATAGGCCTTTTGCTGCTCCGATGAATATCCTATAAGCTCTAAATTCTCTCTAGTACCAGGCTTAAGTGCATTTGTAGTAAAGTCTACATAGTCAGGTCCCTTGCTTTCTAAAACGCCTCTATCTATAAGACTTTCCTCAATATCCTTTACTATCATTTTTGTATCAATATTTGGATAATCCTTAGTGTTAATTAACAAATCCTTAATCTCTGCATAATTTGTTAATCTTTTAACTACAGGTCTTGCTGTAGAAATATCTTCAATTGCTTCCTGCTGCACAGTAGCACCAGATGGCTGCATTATCTCTACTAATCTTTTTTGCTTTTTATTTACTATCTTCAAGGGTGCTTCATCTGGAGATAGCACCTTTATCGCTTCACCAGTATTACCAATAAGCTCTAGCAATGTACCAGCACGCTGTCTAAATAAGGCTTCAAAAACTCCATGTGCCTGCATCTGCTCCATCATCTTACCATAGAATACAGATTTAAATAATGCACTTTGCTTACTAATCCCAGTACCTCTAAGCTTAGCTCTTTCCACTCCAGACATTCTCATATATTCATTTAATGCTTCAGCCTGCTGTACCGATTCGGTTAATGCTATTTTTTCTGAAATAGCAACGTCACCATAGGATAAGTGCGTTTCCTTAAAGCCACCAATAGCACGTCTCATTTTCTCTTGAGTAGGCTTATCTGTAATATCAAACCCAGGCTCGCTAAACATGCTAAGCATATTATACATACGAGCCTGCACCTCCATAGACATAGCTAGGGGTCTTTTATAATCCATAACCTTTAATCTACCTAGCATAGCCTGA